TCTGTGAGGTTAATAGCTGCGGGGGTGTAGTTGGCGGTTGTCATTAGATCGTTACGTCGTCTGCAATAACGAAGCTCTTCTGGCGCAAAATTGCAATATCCATAAAGCGCTCCACGTAGATACGAACGGTTGAGCTCAACATCTCAGTATATGGGTCTACCAACAAAGTAGCGCCACCCCAGAAACCGAGCTGTACGTCCTCAAAGTTACCGAACAAAATACCGTAGGTATCGGGAGTGCCTGCGGTTTTCTTGCTCAAAGTGGTAGAGTAGATATTGTAACCGTTTGCAGTTTGCACGGGATCCAACATACCTTCCACCAGGAAGCGGCCGGAGCCAGCGTCTACCTTGGTCTTTTTCAACTTGGCGACTACGTTCGGGTGCGTAACGTAACCCAGGCGGCCGTTCAAAGCGTTGTTAGCGGCCAACAAAGCCTCCATATCAACGAGGTCGTCATAAGAGATAGCTCCCAAAGCCAAGTCCTGCGCGGTACCGTTCAAAGCGGTGTAGATACCGGTGGGCTGGTTAGAGCTTCCAGTTCCTACCAAAACGGCAGCTTCTAGACCTTTGTTAAAGCTTTGGTTCAACTGGTTAACCATACGAGCTTGGATACCTTGTGAGTATTCCTGTGCAAGCAACTGGTTAGATACAGCGGCAGCAATTACGGCGCGCTTGGGGCTCATCGTAATAGTTGAGAACGTCAAGTCTTGGGCAGAAGCTGCGCCGGTTTCCGTGTTCCAGTTAAGCGTGTAGTCGGTATCCTGTACAGGGAATTGCACGTTACCTACCAAGTTCTCGGCTACGGAGCAAAGGCCCAGCATAGGAGTATTGGGGTACAGGAAGTCAACGTAACGTCCTGGGTCGGTGTAAACCAAGTCGCCACCCAAGTTACCGCCGGTGCCTCCGGTTACGGTGTTGGTACGCATCTCTTTGTTAAGGAAGTCGGGCAAGTGAATAGCGCCCATCTGCGCGTCGCGGGTATCCAAGCCCAAGCGGCGGCGCTCGGCCAGACCTTCCTGGTTCATCTCGGCTTCCACTCCGGTAAGCTTACCGGTGCGGGCTTCGCGAATAGCCTTAACAATGTTAAAGCGTGCCATATCGCGCTTTTGTGAGGAGCTCAAACCTCCGGCCAAGGCCGAAGCGTCCACTCCAGCCGCGGGGTTTTCCGCGGACTCTTGGTTGTGTTCCATATTATTGGGGGTTAAAATTTCGGTTTGTTCGGGTTCTACCGCCTCGGCCGCCAGGGCGCTCTCCAGGCTTCGCATCGCCACAGCGGTAGAGGGGTTTGCCCCGCGCGGCGTGAGGCTAATATCGTAGATTTCGGCGACCTCGGTAATAACGCGGGTAGGCTTTTCGCCTTTCACGTTTTCCCAGCGTTCGCTTTTTACGGTGAAGGCCCAGCTGGCTTGATCCAAGTCGCCGCGCTCAATAAGGGTACGGGCTTCCTTTCCAGTGTTGGTTTCTGGGGCGCTAAACTCAAAGTAAAGACCTTGCTCGTCTGCGCGCAGCTCCAGCGTGCCCTTGCCTTTGTTACGGCGGGCTAGCACGTGGTCGTAGCTGTGGTTCAGAAGCGCGTGAATATCGTAACCGTCTAGGTTAGCGAAGGCGCTGCGCTCTATGCGCTCGTTAAAAGCGCCCATATCGTAAGCCTCGTAATTGGCTGCATAGCCAAAGATTAGGCCCTCCTGTGCTCCGCCGTTAAGCGGCAGGCTCCTGATTTCCTTCTCGGTTGATTGTGCCATTATTAATATCGTTAGTTGGGCTCATATGCAAAGGCTTGTTATACTCGTCGCCGTCCTCAATAGGGGGCAAGCCCTCGCTCTTTCTGATTTCGTTTGCGCTAATTGCGCCTATGTTCCAATACGAAACGTTGCGCTGTACCTGGGCCAGCATATCGCCGCGCATAAGGCTCTTTAGGTCTAGCTCAAACTCCAGATTTCCAGTTACCAGCTTGTTGGTAAACTCCATCTCTATTGCTTCACAAAGCGGGCGGATACAGTCGGAAACAAATTGAGCGTTCTGCGCTTCAATAGAACTGTTAAAGCTGGAGCCTTGGAGGTGGCCTACCTTATGCGGAGGTACCTTAAAAATGCGGCAGATTTCCTCAACGGAGAAACGCATAGATTCAATGTACTGCGCTTCCTGCATTGAAATACTTACCGGCTTGTACTCGGCTCCGGCAGTAAGTACGGCGGTCTTACCGCTGTTGGCACCGGAGTAGCGGCGGTCAAATTGATTACCCAGCTCCCGCAAGCGGTCAACGTCGCGAATACTGCCGTCCAGTTGCAGAATACCCTTGGGCATCGCACCGTTCCCGTAGAAGCCGCCTAGGTGCTTATTGGCCGCCATAGCGGTACCGATAGTTTCCTTTGCGTAAATGATTGGGGAAAGGCCATTGATACCGTCAATAGTCCACGCCTTTAGGTGGATTATCTGCGAAGGTTGCAGGCGCATAGTTACGCCGCCCGGTAGGTACAGGCTGTAAATAAGCGCGCCGCTGGTGGTATCAATGGTAACGAGGTCGGTATCTATGAGCTCCAGCGCTGTAATACGGCCACGGCTGCGCACCGGCAATACATAGGCGTTACCACGCAGCAAAAGGCTGTTAATGATAGCCTGGCGCCAGTAGTAAGAATTGTAAGCCTCGGAGGGCTTGCGGCTTACAAGGCGGTCTAACTCCGTGCTTACCCGCGTCTTACCATCTTCGCTTTCTGCGTAAAGGTGGAAAGGTAGGGAGGCAATAGTATCCGAAATAAGGCTAACGCAAGCGTAGACCGTGGATACCGTAGGTGCGTTATTGCTGTTAACGTTTTCGCCCGCGTTGGTGCTGGTGCCGCCGATTAGCTGGTAAAGCCAAGGCTTTGGCGAAATAATACCGGAAATACTCCGGGTCACTCGTTGGAGTAGGGTGGCCATTGCGCAAATGTTATGAATAATATCCTATCAAAACAAACTATACAAAAATAATATCTTCCGTTTGGTATACCGACGTGTTTGCCTGGGCATTGTGGACGTAGCCGGCAAGGGCTGTAATAAGCGCCGCCGTGCCGTCTATCTTATCCGGGGCGTTCTTTTTGTTAAACGTCCAGTTATCGTTTTTGTCAATTTGCAGCGTGGTATTACTGATATGCCAAGCCGTAACCGGGTTGCCGTCGTGGCCTATCCGGCGCTGTTGCACCAGCCGGTAGAGTAGCTTCATTGGTTCGTTAATCATAAGCACGCCCTGCCGCACCTCAAAACAAAACTTTGCCCCGAACTTTTGGCGTACCTGGTCTATGGTTTCCGCTGCGTTCCAGGGGTCAAAAAATACAGCCTCTACCGGCCACTCGTCGCATATCTCCAGGATCCGACGCACTCGGTCGGGCGTGGTGTTTACCTCACCCGGCAGCACCTCTACGTGCCCGTGCTTTTGCCAGTTACGCACCAAGTTGGGGTACTTGTTCTTTCGCTTGTTCATTGAGTGCTCCGTTATCTGGTAGTACTGCTTTGTATAAAAGCGGTCGGCTCCGTCCCAAAATAATAGCACGTAAGCCGTCCAGTCATTGACGGCTGCCAAGTCCACGCCGAGGTAACAGCGCCAGTTATTTAAGCCTACCGGTTCCTTTGCGGCGCACCGGTTCCAGGTGCCTAGCTCAATGTAAGGCTGTGCGCTCCCTGCCCATTGGTTAAGGTGCAGCTTCCGCAGGGAGAGTAGGGTAGGTTCGTCGTGCTTGGCCGTGTTGCTCAATTCCTGAAGGTACTCCATCGTAACCGTTACCCCTAGGCTTGGGTTTGCCTTTGCCCAGACCTCTGAACTGTGCGGGTCTTCCGTATCCTTTGCTCCGTAAATAATGGGCAGGAAGCTGTCGTCTTCAATGTCTCCGCTCAGCACTTTGGTCGCGTATTCATGCCACTTGTGTGCAAAGGTAAAGGCACCGCCAGCCGTGGTAATGGCCACCATTTGCGACGGGCGGGCAGCCATTGAGGTGCGTAGCGCCTCCCAAAGCTCCGGCCCTTTGTGCTCGTTCCAGGCGTGTACCTCGTCGCAAAGGATAAGGGAGGGGTTTGCTCCGTGGTTACTTAAGCCGTCGGAGGTAATAGTCTTTAGGAAACCGGGCTTTCCCTGTAAATGGATTTCCCGGCGATATGGTATAAGAGCCTGCTTAAGTACGGGGTTCATTAGGATAGTATTGCGGACGTAGCCGAATAAGATACCGGCCTGCTCCCTGGTGGCTGCCGCGATTATTACCTGCGGGTTGCTGTTATCCTTCCAGCCTTTTAGTAGGTGGGCGATTGCCAGCATAGCAATAAAAGCGGACTTACCATTTTTACGCGGGATCTCCAGCCAAACCAAACGCTTCCCTTCGCTCCGGCGTATAAGGTCGCGCTGCCATTCCATAAGCTGTACCGGGGTACCTGCCTTTGCGTCCTCGGTAAGTACGCAATACTTCTCAATTATTTCTTCCGTCCAGGTCATAAGTCCAAGGTCATTTGGTTGCTGATTTCTTTCTGCAGCTTTTCTATCATTCGCTTGGCCTGGGCCAGGGAAGCAATGGCCGGGTTTGCTCGGATAGTCATTTGGCCGCGGTCGGTGTACGCTTCAATTATTGCGCCGTGCTTTTCAATGGCGGCTTCGCAGTCCGCTTTAATTTTTAGCCACGTTTCTAGTTCTGTTTTCATAGGAAGGGGAGTTTGAGGTCGTCAAGGTCAAGTTTTCCCGAGGCTGACGCGGACTGCACGGCATCGGTTCCAAGGTTGGACCCCACCCCCCATACCTCGCCCGCTGTCTTTGCTCCGTGGCATCGTCGGCATAAGATTTGGATATTGCTGGTGTCCCATCGCTCACCGCCTTGGGCTAGTGGTACTATGTGGTCTAGGTGTAGCTCCTTACCTTCTGGTGTAGCACCACACGCAGCACACTCACCACCTCGGCGGCGTATTACGTTAAGGCGGAACTTACGCCACTTGTTATCCGAATACAGCGTTTCACGCTTGTAGTCGTTCCGGGTTGGTGCGCTTTTGTGCTTCAGATATTGCATAGTGGTTAATTCAGTTTGTAGGATTGACGCGGGAAAATTAACTACTTAACTACTTTTTCGTAAAACTTTTTATTTGGAGGGCTACGCTAGTGGCTTGGTAGGTAGGGAAGCCTATATATATTTTATATTAAAAGTAGTTAAGTAGTTAATTCCTTAGCCGTAACCGCTTGGTATTGTGTACGTTGCGGAATTACTCACCCGTTTAAAGTAGTTAATTAGTAGTTAATTGTGGTTAATGCTTGCACCATCCGTGCGTTGTCCGTAGTACGGTAGACCTTTAAGGGCAGTCCTAGCTGCTTAATAAGGCCCCTCATTTTATTACGGGCGAAGGGTCGGTTATTGCTTTCGGAGCAATACAGGCAGTACCCTGTGTAGAACTGGGCGAACGTAACCTGGTCGCCTTGGCGCATAGTAAGAGCATCGTCGTAATAGGATTGCAAGCTATTAACGGAGCTACGGTACTCTGCCAGCTCCACCACGTTGCTAGGCACCTCGGTAAAACGCTTGTGCTCTACTAGCCTTTTATACCCATTTAAAGCCCAGTTAAAGATACCGGGCAGCTCTTTGTATAGCTTGCTTTGTAGCTGCCAGTCCTCACGCCCTATAAACGAGTTATTAAAGGTGAGCACTACTAGGCGGCGAAATACGCCGTTTGAGGTATCGTCCACCTGGGGCAGGCCATTGGTCGCAAACGTGAGCTTTGCCTTTGGCGTAAAGTCAAACGGCTTTTTGTATTTAGGGTTGGCCGTTAGTATTTCCTGCGCTACGGCCTTTTTGAAGCCGGTTGTAC